AAGAAATGAATTTAATCCATTTAAAATGTTTGACATATTAACCTTTGAAGCTTAGAGGAACTCCTAATTGATTGCCATTATAAGAATCAGCCGGATCAACATTATTAGATGGTCCACTGTTAGCTGATCGATGGTGAGCAAAGTAATTTCCTCTATATCCTCGTCTTTGAGTTACTGCAAAATTCATATTATAATTCCAAAGAAAATTATCAGCTGATTCAGTGATACTGAGATTTTCAAAGTATCCTCTGTATACCCAACCCATGTAATACATCTCTATACCAAAAGCAATAGAAGCTAAAGTTGGAATATTGCTATTAATGCCTCCAGCCAAACCCGTTGTTCCGGTTTGACCAAATAAAGCATCAGCTATTCCTGACCCAATTGCACCGGCGTTTCCACCACCTAGAAATGATCCCACTTCACTAGATAAGTCATTAGTGGCTGCGTATAATTGTACAGCCATAGGATCAAAAGCAATTTGTTCAGCTCGATAAATCTCATACAATACATTCATTCCTTCAATTCCGGAACTACCAGTATTACCAGAAATAGCTAGAGTTGGCAAATCTTCTCCAAAATATTGAAGAGAATATCCATTTTTCGTTTTTTCTTTATTTATTAATTTGCGATATTGATAATTAATAGACTGTGGATTAACATACATTTCTACCACACCTATTTCTGGAATAAACCAATGAATAATATTTCTTTTATAGGCACCATCTGATCTAGTAGGAACCACTTGGCTGCTAGGTAAATAAGCTCCAGTGTTAGGATTACTATTTGGTTGTAGTTGATTATTAGCAAAGTTGTTAGCTTTATTTAAACCATCAACTATTCCTTCAGCTGTTGTTCCAACACTATTTAACAGTTTACCAATAGAAACCATAGATACGCCTTATTTTAAATTCTTACCAATACCAGCAGCAGGATTAAGTGCTAACACATTTTTAGAAATAAGCTCTTGCTTACCACATACCTTACAATGACCCGAAATATCTATTTCTATAGAATGTTTAAACTCAGCTGCTTGTGGAGATTGTTCTTTATTAGCAGGTGTTGGTGACTTATCAGTATCTTTAGATTGTTTAGCAACTTTTAATGCCGTACTAGCTCCTCTTTCAGCGACAACTGGTAATTTATTTTCTTCTGACTGCTTTTTAACTTCTTGACCATATCGCTTTTGTAACTCTGCTGTTAGAGCATCAACATCTGCAGGTTTTTCTTTATTAATAACTTTTGCAACAGATTTATTTGCTGTATTTGTTGTATTTGTTGTATTATTTGTTGTAGCTACAGCATGGCGGGCAGCAATGGCTGCCTCTTTCATTTTATCATCGTTCGCAGGAATTGTTCCTGTCACAGTATTAATTCCTCTTTGGGTTGTAGCATTTGCATGTTTTGATGGATGTGGTGGTATTGATGGGGTGGTATGATTTTTGTTTGGTTCAGCCTGTGTATTAGTAGTAGTGACGTTATTTTTTATTGTTTCTCTAAAGGCTTTTGTTTGATGTAAAACTCTACTTCCTAATTCTTTTACATCAATAAGTTCTGATAAATCTCCAATTGGTTCTGGTTTGCCTTCTTTTTGTCTAGATACTCTCTTGCCTGCTAATACTCTGGCGGTAGATTGTCTATCTCTAATATCTTTTTTCATCTCAGTTAACTCTGGGGTATCAGTTGGAGATGCTCCTCCAGTCATTGTACCAATACCCTCCAAACCTTTTGAAAATCCACGCTTTTTGAACTCAATTTCCAAAGCGCGTTTCATATCTAATAAAATATTATTTCCTCTTAAACCAATCTCATTTCCTTTCTCAATTGGACCAACTAAACTATCGCTTGCATCTTTAGCAAGCTGTGGTTTGTTTTCACCTGAAAGAACAGATTTCTCTCCACGCTTAAAGGATTCCAAAACTTTAGAAGCTTCAGCATCAGATCCAACTATATTTCCTAAAGGTCCTTGTCTTAATAATGTTCTTTGTTTTGTAAACACAGATGCATCTTCCTGTGTTTTAACATCTCCAAGAGTCATTATTTTTCCATTAAATTGTTTTTGAAGAGTAGATTTTACTTTATCAAAAACTTCATCCATTTTGCCTTCACTTAGCATTTTTTCTATTTGTATGCCACCTAGCAATCCGCCAGGACCACCTGTTTGAGCCGATAAAAATGATTTTTGTGCTAGGCTTAATTTTTCTACTGAATTGCTAAATCCTGTAATTATATTTTGACTGTCCTTAGCTGAGACACCACTCTGACGAAGATTATCATAAAATTTTAAACTCATTTTACTTGCAGCGTCAACGTTGTTACCATACAATCGATATGTATTAGATATGTCATGTATTAAACCTTTAGCTACGCTTAGTGGCATATTACCAACCTTAGATACTTCTGCTATTCTAGAAGAATATTCTATAGCTTTTTGTGCCGAGAAACCAAATTCATTTAAAGCAACATTTACTTCGGCTTGAACTTCTGTAAATGATCTTCCACTTCCTCTAGCCAAATTAACTGCGCCTTCTAAAAGAGACATTGTTTTGACAGCATTTCCACCAACTTTTATAGTTTCCCCTAATGTTCCGGGAATTTCGCCAAATTTTTTGTTTAAGTCTTCTACTTGTTTTATTGATAAACCTAAAGATTTAGATAATTCTATATTAGTAGCAACATCTGCTTTTAAATAATTTCCTACATTTTCAAAATTTTCGCCGACCCCAGAAAAGAACTTATTCAAATCACCACGTGTAGCAGCTAATTCCATCAATGATGTTCGGTAATTTTCAATGCCGTCTGCGCTTTCCATAATATCTTCCATTTGACCTGATAAAAACCTTAAAGTGCTTCCGCTGCCAAGTTTTGATAAAATTCCACTACCCGGTAAATTTTTACCTGATTCATTAATCATATTTTTAATATCATTAATTGATTCTTTAGTTGTACTTCTTGTATCATCTGCAACTGATTTGGTATAATTATTAAAAGCAAAAGCAGCAGCAGTCATATGTTTTGAAATTTCTGATGTTGCAGACAATAAATCTTTATTTCCAGCTATTGCCTCTTTACCAGTTTTAACTACTGCGGCTCCTGCTCCAATAACTGCTGCGGTAGCTTTTTTTGTATGATCACTAATAACGTTTGAACTATCTTTAACTGCATTAGATGCAGTACCAAATTGTGTTTTAGTATTGTTAGCATACTTTGAATTTACTTCTGAAGCTTCTCTAATAGCTTCATTACGTTTTTCTAAAGCTTCTTTTGCTTCCTCAGCAGCTAGTTCTTCTTCAAGTTTTTTAAGCTCTTCTTCTTCGTTCATTTTCTAGAAAGTTTCCTTCTTCTTTTTGGCTGATTATTAGCTTGAAACGTTGGCGAATTTGATAACATATCAAATGTTTTATCAAAATCTTCAGTAGAAGATTTTTTAGCATTGGCGCCGAGAAGTTTTTTGATAGCTTCTGGATTTATAAATCCACCAATAATGTAAGCGTGATCTTTTGCTAACTCAAATCTTTCATTGTTTTTTTGAATCCAATGAAAGAAAAAGAACAATTTATGAACTGGACTCATTTCTGTTATACGCTTATCATCTGGAAGACATGCAAACATCTCACAAAGAAAAAACAGAAACTGATATTCCAGTTCAGTTACGCTTTTTTTATTTCATCAACTAATCTATTAAATTCCGCTTCAGTTTTAACACCATATTTCTTTTCACATTCTTCTTGAAAGAGCAATACTTCTTGATGAAGCCTAACAACTATTTTATCATCAATTTTTTTAACAAGATATAATCTAAATTCAATAGTGTCTTTGCCGAAAATTTGTTCAATTGTCATATTGCTTACATTATCAATAGACTGTGCAACCATGTAATCTCTAATAATAGATGATTCTTCTATCTTAAATTTAGCTTCTGTTGCGGCTAGTATTGCTCGCATTTGTTCTTCATTGCTTAAATTTTTAATAGTAAATCTTAACACATCATCTATTTCTATTTCTTTTTTAAGAATTGTACTATGAAGTAGAGCATCTAATTTTCTTTGAATTGAATTCACAGTTTGTTTAACATTTTGTTGTTGAATAGGCTGATATGTTTGCTGTTGTTGCACTGGCTGCTGATATGGATTGCTAAATGATGGTTGTCCAGGAAACAGATCTTCATTTGTTGCTTGCGGAGGAAAAGGGTCTTGTGACATATTTTGTGCCTGTGTAGCAAAGAAACTTTGGTTATACATCTCTTGGGTTGGCTTATCTATAAACTCAGATGGTAATGATGCTCCATCTGGAATTGTATAATTTCTTTGTGGTTGTGCTGGGGCGCTATTGCGACGACCTATTGAAGATTTAAATTGTGTCATGTCGTACATATAACAGAATATGACAAAAGAGAGGAATATATCCTCTCTTTTTATTCATTCTAAGTCATTATTATTTTAGAAACCTGAGTTAGAACCCTCGAGAACAAGGTCAATAAGACCAGGGGCATCCAAACTACCACGACGTTTGCCGAGATCGGCGGCTTCTTCGATAGCATCATGTGGGTAAACTTTGATTTTGCCATCACCACCCGTCGCAGCACTAGTTCCGCCCGGACGGAATGAAAAAATATGTTCAGCTTTCCAGTTACATGAGTCAGAAATAATCCAGTTATTAGCATCAAGACTATATGAAAGACTCTCAAACCAAACGTTTTTTATAATAGTAATTATTTGATTATTGGGCTGTTCTTTTTGAATATCCTGAATTTCAATATCAAAAGGATATCTCTGTGCTGCAAGATGGAGATAACCACGGCTCATAGCCTCAGTTAGTCTCATTCTATCGTAACGAATTCTAGTGATTGAACCAGAGACTTGAGTAGAAGATGTAGGTGTAGAATCAATAAAACCATCTGACCCTACTTCAGCAATCATACTGATACTACGTGACTCACTGATAGTAAGACTCTGAAGAGCACCGATAGGATTACCAGCGACTTTAAGTATCATATGAGTAGATAAACTTGTACTTGTTCTATTATCCCCATTCGGGAATGTTAAAGTGCTGTTTGTATTAGGTGAATTTGCCATTTATAATAATCCTTTAGAGGTTTCCAATAGATACTCTAATATAGATAAAATTAACCGGATAAACTGGTTTAACTCGTACTGAAATATTATACTGAGTTGGATCAACAGTATCTTGAACAACTACTAGATCTTTATAAGTCGTAATTAATTCACGAAGGAAGCTATTAAGAACAACTACCGCTCTAGCACTAAGAGTACCAAGTAGAGTTGGATCTTCAGGCTGACCAATGAATCCATTAAAACTATTACGGAAACGTTTGGCAATTGCATCACGAATAAATACAATGGAAGCTTCGCGCTCTTCTACGAATCCACTTTGTGAAGTGGTAAGACCCCATTGAACTAATCCGCCACCCTGGACAGGCTGAAGTACAGTAACACCAGCAGTTGAAAGAGCTTCTCTGGTACGTTGCGGCAAGAGTTTGCTACGTTGAATAGTGAACCCAGTAAGTGTCTTATTGGTAAGAGGAATTGCTACTCGGGGTTGGCTAGCAAAGAAACCTGCACCCGCCGCGGCTTGATAGAAACCATCGATAAGAACATTACTACCATTGTTTACTACGATTTCATCAGGATAGAAGTACATACAACGGAAAGTATTACCAAATCCGTCAGCTACACTGTAATTAGTAAGATCTTCAATATTGTTAGCTAGAACCTCAGTAACATTATCTCCTTGAATTCCTTCAAGTAATCCAATATCTTCAACAGCAGCAGGTTTAACACCAGTAAGATTTTCAGGTTTTAGACCCTTAATCGCACCAATCATCGCAATACGTTCTTTTTTGTTTCTGATAGTACTCATGGTACGACAGTGAGCAACAGTGTTTTGGAAAATAACTGAGATGGTTTGCTTCGGAAGTGGAACAACTATGTCACATTCAACAGCTTCTAATGCTTCAAGAGCATTAACCCAACCAGCATCATAGAAATCAGCATCTTTTTCATCAACCACAGTGACTCTGAGTCCATAACCATTGGGAACAATGTTTTTGTTAACAACCACGAATGAAGAAGTATCGCTGGAATCTTGTACTTCATAACGAAGACCTGATTCAACTACGAAAGTCTTTGAAATGTTTAGCGTATTAGTACCGCTATTGTAACCAGTGATATCATAATAACCGTTATTAGTAGCAGTTCCAATAATTCTTAATTGTTTAGAAGTAAGATTTGATACCAGTGAGAAATCATATCCGGAGACGCCAATAGTGCTTTGGAAAGTACCGTTACCAGTACCAACGCCAGCAGTAAGAACGCCGTTTGTTCCAGTAACTAAAGGAACTGCAATTCCTGTCTGAGGGTCAAACATAGTAAAGGTTATACTTGAACCAGATGTAAAATCAGGGAACGTAGTTACTGAGAAATAAAGCTTACCATCTGAAACTGAAGTAACAGTAAAACTGCCATTATTAGCTACATTGTTAGCATCAATTACTTTTAGAGTTTTACCAACATAGGTACTATCAAAAGCATTGGTGCCAGTAAAGATACCACGCTTAAGGAATGGAAGCTCGCGAGCCATATAGCCATCAAAACCATTATCAACAATTTCATCTTGTTGAATAACTGAATAGCTGAAACTATATCCACCAGGAGCTACAGTGTCATCAAAGATAAATTGATTAACAGTCGGAAATCCAACCTCCCCTAAACTATTAAATTCTAGCTTATTAGGGAGTAATTGCTGCTCAACACTAGTGGTAGGATTTTCTACAAAGAAATGAATGGATTGATCAGGATCAGGAACAACGCCAGCCGGAAGAGGAAAAATAAAGTCATCATCTAAAGTGGATGTGGCTCTAACACCATCAGAAAGAATAAATGACTGACGACGTGGCATAGCAGGAGCCGCTTGAACGCAAGTAATTACTGGAGCACCATTTTGAAACGCGAGAGCAGCACCCTGAGAAAGAGTGTTATCAACTGAAGGTAGACCAAATTGGTTAACAACAGTATTCATACTGTCAGTTACTAAAGTACCATTAATATTTTCTACTGGAATAAAGCTGGCAGAAAGAGAAGCATAACGACCTAATACCCCGCCTTTAACTTTAATAACAAATGCGTCACCTTCACGGAAGGGTGAAACTGAGTTACCACCAGATTGTTCTTCTGAGATAGCAAAAGAAAGAATTCCATTGCTAACAGTATAACCATCAGCCACCCAAATAACAGGATTGCCAAGAGCATCTACAGGTGAACCAGAAGAGGTTCCAAAAGCCGCAAACTTAGCAGTTTTGTCAACAGGTTGATTACTCATGTTGCGCTGAACACCAACACAGCGTATAGTCCAGGTTTCAGTGGGGGCATTTGAATCTAAAAGTGTTAGACTATCAACTGTTCCTTTACCAACTGAACTAGATGATTTAATATAAAAAGCTCCACCTTGATCAACTAGATAAGCGGTTTGAAGTTCAATTTGACCAAGTTCGGGGTCGAGCCGAGCATCAAATTTATTTGAGAAAGGAAGGTTATCAACTGCTCCTTCAAGAACAGATAGTTTCACTCCATTAATAAATAGCTGTGAACGGTTAGAAACCAGAGGGAATCTAGTAAGCTGAAAGTGTCTGCCATCGGCATCAGCAGAACTGGTATAGTCTTCGTTAACACCATCAGTGCCATTGCCCGCAGCTGAAGAAACAACCGTTTCGCTGGCAAGACCTTCACCAATTATTGCGACCATTCTAGTCGGTCAACCCGCAGCAACTCCACGAGATTCGGTTACAACTTCTGAAAATACTCCCGGATTTACGTCGCTTGCGCCATTGATATTAGCCATATACTATCCTTTAGATTAATGCACTAAATATATGCACTATTATTAAACTAAAACTTACTTTAAAAACATTGCTTTTTATTAGTTATTTGGATACGCTTACTTTTTGATCGCAAATTCACCAGGATTTAATAAAAGATCCAGATATGATACCTCAGAATTAATAGTCAAATTAGGGCTAACTGGCTGGTCATTATCAGTATTTCCAATAGAAACATTAAATAAAATCCGCTCAATATAGTTATCTATTGGAACTTCTCTTTTCCATTCGGTTCTAATATCCAAAGTAATTGATACTTTATAAAATTTATTGTTTCGATCATCTCCTTCAGATGGAGATGAAATACTTACACCTTTTACTACTAATCCGGCGTGTTTGAAATCATCAGATCTGATATCAACAAAAAACATATAAATCAATTCAGCTAGATCATCTCGTGTTCGCATTGATCTAGTAGTAATATCAATAACAATCGATCCTTCACTAACACCTTCGAATCTAAAAGCTTTTGGTATTCTTACCGTTTTAAGATTACCATAACCATCTTCGTAGATTCGATTTTCTGAAACATAAGATCCTCGTTCTCTATTAATGGAAATAGGAACATATCTCATACCACCACTTTTTACAATTACGGAA